CCCAATATATCCATCAGGAAGGTCAGGTACTTGAACCACTATTTCAGCGGTTAGGTGTTCCAATCCTCGCGGTGTTGGTGTGCAAATAACGATATTACGGTAGCCCGTTACGTGCTTTTGAATAGATGCAAGGGCTAAGTGCAGCCATTCGTAATCTTTAGGATAAGTCCTTATTAGAATGTCTATTTGCATTTGGCTTGAATCAATCTAAATACGGTATTGTTTATATCCTGTGGCCGCCCTCTTTCTAAGTAGTTTTCCACCCAACTAAAGTGCCTTGTCATTCGATGCCATTCCTCCGCGTTGTACTGCACTTGGTGGCGTTCGTGCATGAAGATAGGCTCTTTGACTAAGAACAACTGCACGCGGCTCATAATGAAGCGATAGGGTAGCCAATAATCCCACCAAGTTTGCCCCATAGCGAATAGCGTGTGAGGTATCAAATCGTAATAGTCGGAGTGAATAAAGAAAACGTCAAAGCCATTAGGGTATAGCTTTTGGTCTTGAAAATCGCGGTTAAAATCCGTTCGGTTGCAGAATACCAATCCTTGTTTGCACTTGCTGAAATACTCCGATACCGCACCCCTCAAAATAATGTCGCTATTGATTAGCATTATTGATTCAAACCCGTTATTCCTTGCGTGGTCTATAAATGAGCCAATCAGAATATAGGGTGCTTTGTAAAGCCCTTTGGTTGTAATTGTTACCTCCGCAAACTCAATGTCATAGCGGTCTTTAAGTAGCGAAATTTCGCTGGCCGTGTTTAGCGATATAACTCGGCAACCTTGCGCCTTCCAGCTTTCTACTGCTTTTATTTGTGCGTCACCAATCGCGTGGCGTGGTGAAATAGACGTTAGTGCAATCAATTCGATGTGGCTAAAAGTATATCCCGTTCTGCGCATAACTCAATACCGAAATGCCAACTTTCGCTATGCCCGTCGTAAATCTCGTATTGAACCGCGTTGCATGGTCTTAATGCAATGGAAACAATCATGCGTTTGGATTGGTCTTTATCAACTTTCAGATACACAAATTCCCCGATATTGAACTCGATAACGTGACCCGTTTTGATAAGCATTCGGCAAAATTAAACTATATTCCCAATAGTTTACGGGTTTTTGCATCGGGGTTATAGAATCCTTTAGCTATTGCCTCCTTCAAAGTTTCAATAGGTACTGCGGCTTCGGAAACAGGCAGTATAGAATGCTGGCAATTATAGCCGCCAGCATAGGCAAATATTGTACTTGAATCAGTGGCACGATTCATTCCCGCCCATCCTTTGCCCGTGTTGCATTCGCCTAAGTTCTCTTTATTGCCCCAACTTTCAATCTCTTTTTTGTGATACCATTTGCCGTTGCGCTTTTCACAAAAGCATCTGGTTGTGTCCATTAAACCGCCCGTGTAACGATACCACTCTAAGCCTAAGTCTGCTGCGATAATCTCGGTAAACGCCCGATCCGTTGTGCCAATAGTATCGGTAACAAGTTGCCGCGAATAAGCAAGTAAACGCCCGTCGTAATTAGGCGTTCCAACTATGCTATCAGTTACGCTCACCAACAAATCGGAGTAGCTGGCTTTGGTTTCGATGCCTGTTAACAGCGTTTCAAAGACTGGATTCAGTACGGCTTCATCAATACCGTTTACAAGTTGCCCTACAAGTTGCGCCCGTCTTGCAGCGTACGTTTGTGCTGCGAAGGTTGTTTCTATTCCTTGCCCGCCTAACGTAGCCATGTAGGCAGTTGATGTAGCTTGCTGGCCTATGAAGTCTTTATTTAGTTCGCCTACAATGGTTGCATACTCACCTTGCGTCATGTACGCCCGTAAGTCCTCCAGAATAGCCGTTACCGTTCTAAGGTTTGCGCCTGTTTGGTCAACTACTCCGTTGGTGGTCGTTAGCTTAGCCATTAACCGCGTTAACCTTGCAGCGATTCGTGGCTGTATACCCGTCACTCGATTAACCCAGCTATCGGGAATATCTGTTAACCCGTTAACCTTGTCGCGGAGTAGTTCGGCTGCTGTGGGCATTGGTTACAATTCAACAAGCGTATATGTCATGTAAACATCTATGTTACTATCGCCAGCCGTTGGGTTGCCAACACTAACGAATACTTCCAAATCAACGCCATCAATAAATTGGGTTTGCCCAGCCGTTGGTGCTATGTTTATATTTAAGTTGCTTACTTTTGAAAGTGTTGCTGCTAATGGTGCTGTGCTTGACCCAATCGCAACATCTGCTCCAACCGCACGAACCGAAAGGCTTGTATTGGTAGCATAAGCCACGGTGTTAAAATTTACTCCGCATTGGATACTTAAAGGCTGGGCAAAATACCCAACAGGAACGGTAATTCCAAAGGCAACTGGAGTAGTGAACAATGTCAATACTTGCGCGGTTGGAATGGTAATTTTTACCGTCTTAATATCGCTAATTAGGTTCAAACTATTAGCCTGTGCCACAGCTTCATTAAATGGCGTTTGAGTTGTGTCACCGCTTGCCGTGAAGGTCATTACGGCATCTGCTGTAGTTATCGCTGCGGCTGCCTTTGCGGGTAAATTATTGACGTTAATACTTGCCATCTTTATATCGGTTTAGGTATGTTTATTGTCTTGCCTGTTGACGTGTTTAGTATTGGTTTGCGCGTGCCTACGTTTACCTCCAATTCGATACCATTAACATCGCAGCCCAAAGGCGCACCGTCTGCGCAAGGTCGTTTCTCGGTTAATTCTACGGCATCGCTGAACGTATAAGTAGCAACTCCGAAATCAACTTCATCGCTCCAGCTTATCGATGGCGGTTCTTCATCTTCACAGAATGAAGGCCTACCGTCTAAATAGACGTTATCAAACCCAAGCGTTAACCTAATGAAGTCATGCACGTATTCGGGCGCACCGTAAGCAAAAGACCGCGCCTTTCGAGTACGCATATAGGTAGTCTTTTTTTGCCCTGTGCTGAACTCATAGGCTTCACGGGTAGTTGGATAACTCGAAGTCCTCAAAGTTGATTCTAAGCGAATAGTCGGGTTAAATCCCGTGCCAACAAATCCCATATTAAACTGGTCACCATTGCCACAGGCTGAAACAAGTACGGTGCATTGGCAAAAGGTGTCTTTTAATTCAAACGCCACGCTTGTGTAAGTAGCTATTGGAGTAACCGCTTCAATAGTGAAATCGGTAATCAATACGAAATGCAAAGAAGCAATGTCCAAAAGAAACAAGAACCGCAAATCCAACGGATCATCGTTTGTCCACGTTGGGGTTATTACTTCGGTATAAGTTCCATCCGTTGTGTATATCGTTCCGCTTGTTAATCCCGATGCAAATTGGAACGTGTCAGTTCCTTGCATTCCGCTAATGGTGAACGTAATCGTGTAAGCTACATCTCGACAAAGAACATCCCTCCGCCTAACATAGTGAGCGGCTTGGGTTATCGCGCTTGCTTGCATTTGCCCACCGCTAATAACAATTAAGTCATCGCCACCAGCGTATACATCCCATTGTGCCTGACTTTGGAAGTCATCGCCAGCAAATCCGAACTGAGAACATTGGCACGGGTCGTAAACGGCTAAGTAAAAACAGCCATCAGGAAAACCAAGCCCGTTCCAATTTAGGTTATAAGTTAGAAATCCATTAGCGTAAGTCGGGCTGGTATATGATTCGTTGTCTAAAAATGCTAAAAAAGTGCCATCTTGATAGAATGCAGCCAACTTAACACGGGTTAAAATCGGCTTCATTATCACATTGGCAACCGACCCGCCCAAAGCAGTATTGAAAAAGAACTCCACGTAAGTCTTGCCAACGCTTTCAAACGTGTAGGTGTATGTTCCGCTTGCTGAATAGGGTATAATCGTGCCATCGCTAAAGTTCAGCAGCATCAACCCGTTATTTACCACAATCGTAAACTCCAATTCGTAATATAAACCGCTTGCGTTGGCTATTGCTTGCCGAATATAACCCGCCCCGCCTATTGGACTAACCGCCCGTGTATCTGGAAACGTCCACGCCCCGCCTTGTATCCAATCAACACCAGATCCTGTAAAGTTGCCATCTATCGTTTCGCTAAACGTATTAGCACACGCCCCGTATGCAAATTGAACGGAGGTAACGTCCGTGCTGCCTTGCACCTTTTGCATCCAACCCTCATAGCATGGCAGCGTACAATTGTCCTCTAATCCAAAGGGCAAAGGTTGGTATGGGATTAGGTCAAGGCTCATGTAGTAATTATGCTTATTTGAGCGGTGTTTTTCAAAGGGCTAAAGGTAGCCTTTTCCATATATCCCGTTTTAGTACCATTGACAAATGAAATAGCAATTTGGCTGTTTGGATTGTTCAAAAGTAATACTTGGTCTGTAAACGAAACAGGACACTCAAAAGACCTACGAACGCTATATCTACGTGTTGAATTATTTGTTTGAATAATTGGCCGCGATTGAATTACGTCCGTAGTTTTCCAGTACGTTTCTTGGGTCGTTCCTATAATCTGAATATACGTAGGGCTAAGTGATTCTGGTAAAACTTGGTGAACGGCAAAATTGTAGGTGAAGTAGTCACCAACATCATAACTCATGTAGGGCGTTTGCCATTCCGCTAAATCATTTGTCGATGGAACGGGCGAAGTAAGTCTATCAAATCGAGGGCTATGCATTTGTTCTAAAAGAACACCAGCAGAATCAAAACGACTTACAATTAGCCATAGGTATTGAATTACACCGTTGGTACTAAATGAAGCATTTGTCCAAAGTGCTGAACAAAAGAAAGAAGCAAAACCCGTGTATTGAGGTGTCCAACGTGGGCTATTCCTTTCAGTACCCGAAATAGTTGGGTCGTAAGTTCCATCTTGGTCTAATATCTCTAAAGCACACGGAGCGGCCGCGCTTTGCGTTGCCGTTGCAAATACGCTTCCTTGTATCGGTGCGGCTACTTGGTTTGTGTATGGTGCGGTTTCAATCCTCCAGTTATTCGATAATGCAGATTCTGCATAAAACTGATTAAACCCGCCTTGTAAAGCGTAATCAACTAAGTCGCCCGCAAAGTAGTCTGCATATCGCGCAATTACCTCCTTATTTGTATACGCTCCATTGTACCAATTTTGGCTCATGTTTAGCGGGTCGGTCTTTTCAGCTTTCGCATCGTTTACCGCCCACCTTTTGATAATGAAACATTGCGTATTTACAATATCGTTATTCGTGTATTCGAGTAGTTCCTGTATTGCACTTGGGTCGGTTGTTACTCGCGCAATGTTTGACAAGTCCAATACCGATTCATTATTGCAAGTTCCCGTAAAAGAGTATTGCTCTAAATTAAACCCAAAATATCTAATCTTTGTCGATGCGTTACAAGTAGTTGCTAATTCGTTACAATTCGCGGGTGTTATTATTATCGAACCAAGTTTAACGGCTGAATAAAGTATTTCCTCCACAAAGGTTAGTTCGACCTCGTTTACGCTATCAAATAATACCGCGACCCCCGCAGTTTTGAAATAGTCTACGTGTTCAACTATAACCGTTGGAACGCCCGCCACATTCTTAACCGCCATTGCTAAATTCCAGTTCTTTCGCGCCCAATCATAAACATCTTTGAACGCTACAATAGGCGCAATGATACTTTGATTGTCAGCCGTTGCGTTAATGCTTGCTCGTATTGCACCCGCAGAAGTAACCCAATCCAACGCCCCGTCACCCGTTTGAAAGAACTGCGATTGAAACGCCACAATCCCGTCTGACATCCATGCAACCGCGTACTTCATTACATCGTACATCGACCAACCCGAACACCCAAATTGATTGTAAACGCCCGTACTTGGTAGGAATAATTGAACAGGAATAACCGTTGGCGTTGTAATCGTTTCCCCGTTCTTTGATTCGGTAACCGTAACGCTAAAGTTGTTGCCCCTATTATTTTGAATACGTGCTGAAAAGGCATTATCTTCAATCTTAACCAACACATCACAACGCGATTCGTTAAACCTACACGCGGTTAAAAATATCACTCCAAAAAAGCTAATGTAGTTGCATCCTTGCGCTATTCGTATTTCAACATCCACTAAACTGCATACATTATTTGCAATGTATTTAGAGTACAAATAGGCATACCCGTCACCAGTAAAAGTGTAAGATTGCGAGTAGTCTATATTATAAATCGCATTCGAGTAATCGTATTCCAATTGGACGGCAGTGTCCTCCCATTCTTTAGGGTCGGAAACGGTTATGTTATCAAATAGGAATGTTACCATTGCTTGCGCTTGCTAAATTGGTTGCCCTTCAATTCGCGTAAAAGTAGTTTAGTTCCTGTTACTTGCGCTTGCCTATTCCTATCTAAAGCCGCGATAATGTTATGGTCTTTAAGATTAGCGGTTAACCCGTTCAATTCTGCGCTTTTTCCTATATCACTCATACCGCTTAACATAGCTGAATCCAACGCGGGCTTTACATAGTTGCTTAGGATGTACTTTTCTGCAAGTCCTTTGTTCATCGCTTCTAAAAGTCCTTTGTGCTTGCTTGTTTCCTTTGCCGTGATAACGCTTTCGCCTTTTGAAAGTTTTGCATGGATTGAATCACTTGTTGCCGTTCCTTCACCTTGTAAACCAACCACACCCTTAGCGAATTGTGGGATTGGGGTTGCTATTAATGTGCCGATTTCAATAAGACCAGCCGCGCCAATTAATGCCGCCATAGCTATACTAAATGGGCCGACTGGCGGAGTACCTAAAGCGGCAACGACCGCACTCGCAAGGTTAACGGTGGCCGCAAGTATAGCCGCCTGTTTTTGCGCTTCGGCTTGTTTACGCATTGCTACTTTTCGCCTTTCGTCATATTCTTCGCGGGTTATTTCGCCACGCTCTAAAGCCAATTCCAATTGGTTAAGTTCGTTTTCAGTAGCGGAGTTTTGAGCGTTTGAAATTGCACTAATTAGGCCTTGCATTGCACTAGCTACTTGTTGAAACTCTTGCAATTCACGCTCTAACTGTTCCTGTTTGGCTTCGGCCGTTCCCGCGTCTAACCCCGCTTTCTTGTCAGCTAATTCCTTGTTTATTGCGAATATACGGTCGCTGTGGTCTTGTTCCGCTTCCTCAATCAACTTATCGCGCTCCTTCTCTAACAGTACAATTGCGGCAGTTTGTTGTTCTATGCTTAATACGTGTTCCGCTCCAGCATTTATTACATCTTCAAGGTCTTTTTCGTATTGTCTTTGATTGTCGGCTAATTCAGCATCCCTTATTTCTTCGGAAGTAGTAGCCAAATACCGCTCAATCTCAATAAGCATCTTCGCCATGTCCTCCGCAATCTTAACCCGTTCCTTCGCATTGTCCTCCTCCTGTTTGAGTAGGCGTTCGGCTTCAGCTTCTTGCGCTTTGTTGTATTCCTCCGCGCGTTTTTCTTCTATTTTTAGCAGTGCCTCATCAGCTAATCGTTTATTTTTAGCGGCAATGGTTTCCTCACCTAATATCGTTTTGCGCTGTTCCTCCAATGCGTTAATCAAAGGCAATATTTCTTTGATTCTTTGCAGCGAAGTTGCCTCACCATTCAATTCATCGTTAAGGTCTGCAAGTGCTTTGTCTACAAAGAATATGTTTTGAATTTGTGACGCTCGAAGTTTTGCTTCTTCTTCAAGTTTCTTATTTATGTCGGCTTGTATGGCAGCGTTTACCTCTGATGGTTTTATGGGTTCTTCTTCAAAACCGCCCGCCCTTGTTTTTTGCTTTAATTCATAATCTGCCTTTGCAACTTCGAGTAGTTCTTTTGCCACTTTAAGATTTTTCACTGCTTTGTCTTTCGTTTCGCTTTGACTAAGTCCAAATTCGGCTGTAGCATCGCTTGCCTTTTCGTATGCAACTGTTAATTCATTTACTATTTTAAGGGTTTGCCCTAACGAAGCACCCGATAATTTTAACTGCAAATCTGCTACTGCCTGAGCATCCTGTGATATAAGTCCAATATATTTTGCAAACGGTATTAACGCGCTATTCGCTACCGCGCCAACTTTTAGCATAAAATTGCTATATGCCGTTTCCATTTGCGCAATTTCATCGGCAGTCGTCAAAGCCTGTGCGCCCATCTTAGCAAAGGATGCCGATGCTATTGTTCCAACGGCTTCAGCAACTTGACCAACCGTTGCGGTTTCAAGAGAAACATCGCCTAATTTTTCTCGCAATTCAACCGCGCTTATTTGCAAGTTGTCCAACACCAAAACCGACTTTCTACCTATACCAGTGATAAGCGATTCAACAAGGTAATCCACATCCTGACCAGTTGCGCGGGCTTGCATTTGGGCATACTTTAACAAGCTACCTAATTGGTCTAATGGTATCTTAAAATTGGATGCCTTAACTGCGCTTTTCATTAACACTAAATCCGTTACAGTTCCGTTAGTGGCATTGCGCAACCCCGCCAATAATTCAGGCGACCCAATCTTTGCAAACGCACGTTCCACGCCCTCCGCGCTTGCGGCTAATGTTATGGCCTCCTTTCCAAATGCAACCAGCCTATCCACTGCGAACGCGGCAAGTAATGCCGCTCCAACCGCCTTAAACTTATTAAGTATATTATCACCTAAAGTTGGTACGTTTTGAAGTGACTTGTTATATTGCTCTTGTTTAATTCTTGCTTTTTCAGTTTCGGCTGCACTTTCTCTAATAGCTTGCTTAACCTTTGCGCTAACCGAACCAAGTTTGCCGCTTGTTTTATCTATTTGGAATTGGGTTTCTTTTATAGCCGCCGTCACCGCCTTGAACCCTTGCGTCCCTACTTGCGTATCATCGCGTAGTAATTCTTTTAACCGTACTAATCGCAGTTCTAATTCGGCTATTGTTTTAGGCTGCTTTGCAATCTCCGTTTGTAGCCGCTTAACACCTTCCGAACCCTTAACAAACGAATCTTCTAAAGACTTGCCCGTTTGCGACATTTTAGCAATAAGGGCATCTAAGGCTTTAGTAGCCCCATCAACGTCTACTTTATACTTTGCTACTATTTCGTCTGCCATCCTTTGCGCTTTTAATCTCGCTTAACCGCGTTTCGACAAAGGTAAACAATTCCAAAAGGAAGTCGGAACGCCCCATATCCCGTAGCCTTGCGAACCCGTCAGAATCCTTACCCATGAACCGCAAGAAGCGCGTCCACTCTAATCGCTGTTTGCTTATTCGGTTGTGAGCGGATCGGAACGCAATATCGACCACCTTCTTTTCAGGTTTTCGTTTACCTGTTGAAAGCTTCTCAATAAGCTGGTTGCATCGGTCTTGGAAACTGTTAGCCCGTTTAATAATTTGATGAACATGGGCAGTCGAAAAAAAAAGCGACCTTCCTCCGTTTCATGCTTCAAGTAATCGCATTTCTCCGCGTGTATTGATTCGCTAATCTTTGACACGTCCTCGTCCTCCCGAACGTAATTGATGGCGATAATGTTCACCAAAGCATCTAAGTTCACGATCTTCTTTTCAAGGTCGGTCAGGTCGTTAATTACCACGCCAGCGCGAACGATGTCCTGTTTGGCAAGGCACACGGTAATCGTTTCAAGTGCTTGCTTCCACGTTTCGGAACTTAACCCCGCAGCCATGTATTGAAGATGTGTGTGGGCTTCACTTAGCCGTGTGATAGGTACATCGCCTTCATCCCGGAACGAGTAATACCACCGCCCTTTATCGTCCTTAAATTCGGCAACCATTCCACTACGCACATTAGCAGCTTGGTTAGCCCTATGCCAATCACTTAGACGTTGCGCCCCAAATAGTAGGTTAGCTAATTTGATACCCATTTATTTAGTAGTGTGTTTAGAAATGCAACAGATAGAACGGTAATAGGCCAAAGGTATAGTTCGCCACCTAAGTAAAAGTGTCCAATCGTTCCCCAAACAGAAGCCATGCACGTAGGGCAATACCAAAGGGGCTTGGATAGCTTTTGGTGCAGCTTGCTTAGTGATAGGTAGAACTGTTCGGGATTGCCGTAGAACGTAAATATCAACTCCATAACGGCCAAATGAAAGCCAACGGAAACAAGCGAGGTTAGGACAATTATACCTAAATGCATTCGGTCAACACATTTGCCGCGCCCGTAACTATTCCACTTGCGCCTTGTACTAATCCAAATTCCACGATTGCGCACGTTATTCCTGTCCAAGTCACGTTTGCGCTTACCTTGTACCGAACGCCCGCCACGAATGAAGGTAACGCGGCTGCAAGGATAGTAAGGTTGCCTACGCCTGTGCTTGTTCCTGTGGCCTTACTTACCGACCCATCCGCAAGGGATTCAAAGGTTAGCGTTACGGCCGTGTTGATTGGAAACGTACCGAAGTTAACGGAAGCCAAACACAAATTCATTCGTTCTGTTTCGGAGCAACCTCCGCAATTATAGCAACTCATCTTCGTCTGTTTTATCCCCGCTCATGTCGGTGAAGTTAAATGTAACCGAGGTTGGCAAGTTGCCTGTTAATTCGGTTGTTGTGCTTTCAGTTAGGTTGTTAAGCCTATTGGTTATGCTTGCATTGTAGTTACCCAATAGCCCGCCAGTTATTTGGTCGGCTCTTATTTCCTTACGTATATGCGAACAGATAGTAACGAAGTCATCGTAATACCCGTCTTTATTATCAAAGTATTGGTTAACGCATCCATAAAAATCATAACAAAATGATTCAAAGCCATCCATTACCAAAGGCAACTTTGGATAGTCCTCAACTCTTGTACCATCTTTACCGACATACTGAATTTTAGGCCATTCCAACGCTTTAGATTGTAGGCTTTTCTTGTACGCTTTCCACGCTTCAAGTAAGTCGTTAGGTGTCTTAAAAATACGCGATGGATGTGGTAATTTATCCATTGTTTGTTTTTCTATGAATGTTTGCCCAAGCTTGAACGTCTTTACCGTTTATCATGTATCGCGCTGCGTCTAAATGGTCGGCTCTTTGGTTACCCTGTGAACGGTCTGACTTGCGAATACTGCCATCGGGATTGATTTCAACACGTTCAAAGTCACGGGTCAAATATAAGCATTTCGGGTCGATTCTAAAGTCTGTAAAGTTTCGCAGAAAATAGTTCACATCGTTACGGCTGTTAACGTGCTTTGGGTTCGGTCTTAAATCGAATTGCCTATCCTGTAAACGTAGCCCTTTCTGCAATGTTTTGTAAACGCTCAATTTGTCGGGCGATACCATACTGCGGTTTGTGCCGTTGTAATCGCCTTGAATTGTGAGTAGGTGCAATGCCGCCCCGTACTTGTTTTTAATGCGGTTAATCGCTTCATCAACCGTGCCGCCTAATATCGTTTCCTCATCGAATACGTGCAAATGATAGCCCTCCGTATCGCGCCAAAATTGATAGTAGATAAACGCAAACGGGTCGATGTTAAAATCCATCGAAATGTAAAGCGGTCGGGTCGGGCTGTAGCTGCAAGGCTTAACGTGAGTGCTACGGTCGAACGCATGGGCGAAAGGTGCAACTACTTTTTTACCACCCCAAAGTCCAAGAACATAAACGCGGTAATAGTCGGGGTCTACTGTTTGCAGCGTTGTAAGCGTTCGGATATACGCGCTGTCCAAGTTTCGCGTGTTGGTTTGGTAGGTGGTATGGCAGTAGAAAGTATCATCGCGGTCTTGGTCGTGAAAGTCTGTTCTAAGCCAATGCGTTTCCTCGATGTCGGTATTGTAGCTAATTAAAATTTGCAGCCGCCCCCGTGTTGTTCTCACCGACATATCGGCTTTACGAAAGTCCTCCGCGCTTATTTCATCGGCTTCTTCAAACCAAATAACGGAAGGGTCTTTAATGGATTTGACCTTTCGTTCTTTGATGTTTTCTTTAGCCCTCTGGAGATTATCGTGTTGCCCGTAAGCAAGCATCTAAACGCCATTGTAGTTTCGTTTACCTGAAACATTGGAGTTAATCCATGCGCTTCGATTAGGTCTTTCATTTCGCGGAATTGGCTGTCCCGAATTGACCCGTGTATCTCACGCATTAAAACGCCCCTAAAGTAATCGGGCTGCATACAACGCCCCAAAAGGTAAAGGGCTATGTTGTGCGACTTGCCTGACGCTCGGCCACCGTAAAAGTGAATATACCTTTTGTTGGAAGCAAACGCGGGCGCAAATGCCTTATTGATACTAATTTCCACGATTCAAATGCTTGTCTTGCCTAATCCTTGCCAGCTGCGAAGGTGCATTAAGTTGCTTCAATTCGCGGTCGTACATCGCAAAGTAACGCTGCAAAGTTAAGGTTTTTCCAATTCCTTGCCCGTAAATTGAAAGGATAAAGTAACCCGTTTTTACTTCGCTTTCGGGTTTGACGTTTGCCGCGTTGCCGAAATAGATAACGGGCTTACTTGTTGAACGCTTGGGTACTATGCCCATCTTTGCAAACACGCCTTGATAAAGTAGTTCATCAGGTACTGTACCACCCCAATCAAATTGAAGCATATCGCGGGGAATGCCGACCTCCATGTAATAGTCCAAATACTCTTGCATCTTATCGCATACACGCCCAGCTTCAAAATACATCCAACTGGACTGAATGCCGCAAAGTGTAGCGGTTTCACTTAGCCCAAAGTGTGACCAAGTACGTTCACTTTTTGCCCAAAGGTTATACGCAATTTCATCAAACCTACCACCCGACCCCATCACTTCGGTAGCTACTGTTGTGCCGTTTAGGTCGTGGAGTAGTGGAGTAATATCGCACAAAGCCAATCCATCGACATCTAAGTAAAGGAACTTGTCTAATCCAATCGAACGCCCCAAAGTGTATATTTGAGTTTTGACTTTCGCGGGGTCAATACGCCATCCGTTGTTTAAGTAGGATTTGGTAGGTAGGATATTTATAGACGCGAATAGTTCTGGGCGTGTGAGGTTCAAACTAATGTCCTCACTTATGAAAATGTGTATCGGTACGTTGGGGCTGTGCTTATGTAACGACAAAGCGAGGTTGTGAGCCATTAGCCCATAACCCCGCTTTCCGAATGCAATTAAAAGTATACTACTAAGAGAAGATTCCAACGGGTAGCACTTGGCTCTTTATGCCAGTTGCAAACTTACCATTAAAAGTGAACTCATAGTGAGCGTTGTCGGTATTGTCATCAGGAAATACCAAACTTCCCACAAACTGCAAACCTTTCACACCTCTAACCAATATGCCAACAGTTGTTTCGTCAACTGGTTTGATTAGGATTGCGCCAACTACAGTACCACTTGAAGCGTTTATTGCAGCATAAGCAAGGTCATTCGTATCGTTTACGTTCTGGTCCATCCA